TTCTTAGCTTTATAGTCTACGTATTTAGGTTCTATCCAAAGCAAAAACCACACCATACCCCAACGTATGGGGCTAGGTGTAGCATATGCAATGTCTTTAAGTTCTTGTAATAGTAACTTATTAGGGTGAAATAATTTGTTCACTTAATCCAATTTAGTATTAGGTTTTCTCTTAGTGGGTTTGGTGGGAAGTTGTCCCTAAACCACACTAACCAGTTCATACTTCCTTTTTCTTGATTACATCGTCTACAGGCGGGAACACAGTTGCAAGTATTGGTAGCACCTCCCAAACATCTGGGATGTACATGGTCAATGGTAAGATCAAATTCATAATGTTTTTGTCCGCAATAAATACATTCATAATTGTTTGCCTCCTTAATAGCTTTTCTCCATAGGCGTTTTGCGTCTCCTGATGTCATGACTATTAAGTTTTGTGTGTAATGTTTATAAGTAGGAAGTACTGGTGTCATTTTTTACCACGATTTCTAGCTCTGTTTTTTGAAACACTTTCACGTACTAATCTTCCTGATTTAGTGTGTGAAAAATCCTTACCGCCCTTACCTTCTGCCCCCGCTTTTCTACGGGCTCTCTTAAGTTCCACCCTATAGGCGATGGCTTCTTTGGTTGAGTTACGCTTTCTGTTGTAGGCGTTTTTCTTAGCTCTGGATTGTGGGTTGTCTCTGTAGTTTCTTGCACTTCGTTTAAGTTGTTTACGTGGTAATCGTCTAGGAGCCATGTTTAATTACTGATTTTTGTACTGTGTCAAAATCAACACTTGGCATAATATCGGCTAATTGTGATAAAGGTGAAGTGTCAAATGCTACACCTGTAATATCATTCTTATATAGCCAGTCAGAAGCAGCTTTTAGGTCAGCAGTAGTAGCTTCACCACTACGTATCCTATTAATAAGTTCAGTTGTAACTAACTTATGTAGTTCGTTAAACTGTTCTTCTCCTGCTCTTTTCATTTAATATCTAGTCCTTTTTTAACTATTGCTAGAGCTTTATCATCAAGCTCATTGTCTGACATTTCTACTAACTTTTCTAATAAATCTACGACAAATACTTTAAATTTGTCACTTTTTAAAAAAGTTAAAACGATTGGTTTTAGTAGTGCTAACATCTTTCTTAGGTAATAACGATTGTATAGGTACGATGTCTTGGCACATGTGAGCTACACGTGAGCCGGGATATATCGTAAACCCTTTTTGTTGTAGTTCTGCACATTTAAGTGCACGAACAAGCTCGTAGTCAAGCCTCATCTTTTCTTCTTGTCTCTTAGCTATTTCTTGACATTGTTTAGTCAAGTCACGGTTAAGTGGCACTGAAAAGTTTATTTGAAAGCCCCAGTTTTCTGATATAACATAACCTTCATCGTCATACGGTGAGGTGTCATTACCCATATAAAAGGGGCTAAACGTCATTGTTGATCCATTACAAGATATGGAAGAACCATATTGTTGTCTAGACGGTGCTCCATTATTTTGAAATTGCACAGCCTGATTGGTAACATTTCCTGTTGCTGCTGCCACAGGGTTGGACGAGTTATTGGTGTCTCCTTCTGCATATACAGGTGTTATTGTGAGAATACAGAAAGCGATGTAGTAGTAGAGTTTATTGTAAAGTTTCTTGTGGTGTCCCATTGTTCTACTAATCCAGCTGATCTGGAGGTTGTTTCTAGTGTCCAAGGTAGAGTTGTATCTGTTATGGTAAATGTAGTGCCACTAGCTGCTATATCAGCAGAGGGTGTTACATTAGATCCATTCCAAGTCTTTACTTCAGCACCAAAAACTTGACGCTGTTCTACTTCGGTTATAGTCTGTGTGGTTGTGGTCGTTGAGTTCATCGACCCTGTTGTAAACTGGGGCGTGACAACATTAGCATATGCACCTGCAGGTAGCAGTAACATAGCAATAAATAGTTTTTTCATGCTTTTGGTTTATCTTTGTTTGCCATAGGACATACAGGAGGTTTGCTTCCACCATTCTTACCAGTAGTAAGACCAAATGTAGCAAGTGCTCCAGTAAAAACGCTGGCCACGAAAGTGATGTCAGAGTTACCAGATTTTTTAACCATAGGTATATCTACATAGTTCATAGTAATGATAAATCCAGACCATACTACTACACCTAGTCTAACTATAGTTCCTAAAAATTCTATTTGATGTTCTTTATCTTCTGCAACATCTTTCATTTTTTTTAAGAAACTTCTGGGTTGCCCTTTGATAACTTTATCTTCTTCCATGCTGTTTTAAGTATTGGTTTCATAGCTGTAACAACCCATTTAAAAGCTGCTGTTGCAGTTAGGGTTGCAGCTACAGAAACGACTGCTGTAGTAGAAGCCGTTATAAGTATTTCGTTTTCTGGTAAAGGCATTTTGAAGTCCGTAAACGGTATGTCAACCTGCCTTATGCCAGTAGGTGCTTCTTCTGTAGCCTCTGGTTCTGTACCTTCTGGCTCTCTAAGATCGCTAGGAGGCACTACCAAAGGCACATAACTAGGAACGTCAGCTGTGGGTAGCGGTATTGATATTGTTTCGTATGTTTGAGCTGGAGGTAGTTTTATTGTTGGTATGTTCACTTAAAAACTCTTGGAATGATAATGCTTCTTTTGTCATATGTTTTAATTTTACGTGTTCCATATCTAAATCAAAAAAACAATCATAATTATCTAATTCTTTTTTAGCTAACTTAGGAGTTAAATAACCTAAACCAGCTAGTGTCCAGTTCCATAGTTTATGATTTACATGACCAAAATAAGCATCAAATGTATTAAAATTTGGTACAGCATTTTTACTGTAGTTAATTAATTCTTTTACCTGTGGTGTAAGATGTTTATGCTCACTAATCATCTTCCAGAATCTAGTATCAGTTTTATGAGTTGCATAGTGTAAAACTAAAAAATCTCTCATATCATCATACAGTCTAGCCATTTTACTATTAAACTTAGCTCTCATAGTTTCAGATAAATTAGGCACACAGTAAGTTTGTGCAAATGTTAGTATCTGAACGATTGTTGTATGAATACTAGTAGCTTGCAGTGGTTCAGCAAAAGCACCACATAAACCAACAGCTAAACAATTTTTAATTAATTGGTTTTCTAAACGACCACTATTAAAAGGTATTGCATTAGCAGTTTGTATTTCTCTACCATAAAGATTATTTATTTCTTTTTTAGCTTTACTATCACTCATAAACTCATCACTAAACACATAACCACAACCTAATCTTTTGGTTGTTGGTATTTGCCATAACCATCCAGCATCCATTCTTTGTGCTGTTGTAACTGCTTTTAAATTATTAAACTCTTTATCAGACATTTCATCATATTTAATGTGAAATGGTATAGCTCTGTTTACTGGTAAATTATCTACATACTCAACCCATTTGTAGTCTAGATGTTTAATAACTGCTCGTTTAAAACCTGTACCGTCTATAACAAAATCGGTATCTACTTTAGATTTATTTTTTAAAACTAATTGTTGTATATTTCCAGAGTCATCTAGAATTACATCTTTTACTAAACCCTGTATAACTTTTACATTTTTACTTTCACAGTACGGTCTAATAAATTTGTCAAAATTATTTGTGTTGAAATGAAATGCACCACCAACCATTCTGTTATGTTCAACATTATATCCACATTGACTTGCAGTATGGTATTTACCTTTGGCTAACGCTTGTAAAAATAATTCATCTTTTATCTTAAATGCTGTTGGTGTTCCATCTACAGGACTGTAGTAATCTTTATTAGTCCAACCTTTAAAATGAATTGCTAGTTTTGGAGTACATTCTAACTCTCTAGTAAAATCACTTACATTAACATCTGTTTTAAAATATTTACCACCAATTAAATCTGAAAATATTGATGTCGAACCTTCGCCTACACCTACAATAGATGTATCAAAGCTTTCTATAACAGTTATATCATGATTAGTTGTATGGCTTAAAACAAAGGCACTTAACCAAGAAGCTGTGCCTGTGCCTACTACTGTTATCTTCATGATGAACTCCATGAATTTGTAGGACTTTTCCATTTACCTATAGGACATTCACTACTAATAATTTTTGTTTTTAAAAACATAAAACAATTACAAATCTTACATTGTTTAGTAATTTGCCTAAATTCTGAACATCCTTTACAAATTTCGTACCTTTGTTGTGCTAATTCTTTTCGTGCAAACATTAAAAAACCTCATTAAATTTTTCCCCATTTAGTATTCTTTTAAATTGTTTAACTTCGTTTTTAAGATTATTTAAATCTGCAAAACCTTGTCTAATAATTGGGTACATATCACAATTTTTAATAAAAAAATATGTAATGGGTGTTACGGGGAGTGGAAATAAAGTTTCAATTTTTTCTATATCAAGAGAATATATTTCAAGCCTTTCATCTTTTATTTGAGAAAGACTTGATTTAATAAAATGTTTACAAGTTTCGCAGTCACTTTGAGTAATAACTACAGCAATTATTTTATCATCTATATTTTCTAATTTAACTTTTATTTCTTCATAAGATATATTATTCACTATTACTATCTCGTCTAAACCAGTAACTAACATAAGTTCCTTCTAAATTACTATTACGACCCCACTGTAAGGTAACTCCACCTGTATTTTGATTAGCCCAACCGCCACCAAAACATTCGTCATTACCACTAGAGTGACCATAACAACCGTTTGAGTTACCCGTTGAAAATCCGCAAAGATCTCCACCATTAGAAGAGCAACCACCAGCACCAGCACAACAATCAAAATGGTCAAATGCTACACCACCTCTAGTCATTGTGTTTCCAGATGCGTCAACAGTTGAACCACCGTCTGCTAAATAATAATGGTTATCAAATGCTTGCCAGTTTGACCCTGCTTGCCAAGTACCGATTGTATGTACTTTATAGTCATTATTATCTTCTCTACGAATCATAAACTTATCACTACTAGTCGGTGTAAAAGTTCCACTTCTATTTCTTGCATACAAAGTTGTTGGGCTTGGTGTTGCTGAATTATTTAAATTAAATTGATAATTTGAACCACTCCAATCACTAGCTGCGTTGTCACCAGCATATAGTAATGTCCAACCACCACCAGAATAATTAGAATCCATTAAGCAGTAGTGTTGTTCTGCTGTAATCGTTCCATAGTTAGTTATATAATATAATCCATTTGCACTTGAGCCTTGATAGGATGAACCTAAATCATAAATAGTTTTACAAGATCTAGCAGCTAAAGAAGAAGATGATCCATCTAGTATGTTAGTTACAGTTATAGTAAATGCTCTGTCAGCAGTTTTACTGTTTGCTGTTGCTCTTAGAGTAAAACTTAAAGTTGTGTCAGAACTTACATCCGTGGGGTCTCCAGAAATAACTCCTGTTGAACTGTTAAGTGATAAACCACCTAAAGATCCAGACTGTAACGAGTAAGTTATTGTGTCACCGTCTGAATCTGTAGCTGCAACTGTAAAATGATTACCTGTTGCATCTTCTCTAATACTGCCTAAACTTCCCGCACTTGTTGTCCATGTAGGAGTATTATCTACATTAATTAATCCAGTTCCTGATTGTCCTGATTGTCCAGTAGCTGAAGTAAATTTAACTTTGTAAGGTTCTTGTGCATTTAAGAAACTAGATTTAGGTGCTACTGCTGTTACTTGTGTTGCCGAGTTCAAAGTAGTTGTTGCAGCATCAAACTCAGCTGATGAACCTACAAAAGATATTGTTCCACCAGCAGTAAAATTTGTTCCAGTAACTACAATAGTTTGATTTCCACCAGCTCCACTATCAACTTCTGTATC